CAACTGATACCGCATCATGCGTGCGCCTACTGAATCCCATGCCGCCGCGTTGCTTTCGTCGGACATTGTAAATTGCTTTTGAAACGCTTGTGTTCCTGCCATAATGCCACTCCATAACTGTTTGAATATGTTCATGCTGTCCTCTAGTAATCCAGCGGGCTGTTGTTGATTTCTACCTGTACTTTGTTACTGCTGCCGAAATTGCACATCATAACTGCCTCGCCAATATCGGGGCTGCGACCAATCCGCGCCTTGATTTCTTCTTTAAGTTCTACCTTCACGCCCGCGCTTGAAACCTCATAACGAGCAGAGCATAAATCAGCAAGCAACTCAGTACCAGGCGGGAGGGCTAAGTTGTCGCCGCCGTTGGGGTCTAATGCGTCTCTCATTCTCCAATACATTTCAGCGCGTTTATTTCGCATTTTCAATTTCTTACTTTTGTCCCTGTACTCACTGCCTTCGGCTGGGTTGAATGGGATTACATTTTGATACATAACCTTCAAATGGTCATAAGCGGATGAGCCAATACCAGACACATCAATATTGATATAGATCGGCGCGGCTGTTCCAATTTCCTGTCTTGCATACTCCGCCATTATAGCACCGTCTTTGATAATTATCCCCTCCCATGTCTTTAGTTCGTCGAAGTAATTGTCATACCTTTTTGCAAGTGCGGTCTTATCCCGCCCGCCGCGTGATGGGTCAATGCCGACTGCGGTCAATGGTGTTTTGGGTTTCTCGCGTTCCATCCATCTTTTTTTTGCCAGCCTGACCCATTCAGTGGGAATGATTTGGAATGGGTTCGGCACAGATGAAGCATTGAAATCACCGTTCAATAATTGAGACCGTAAAGGTTCGGGTAACGATTGCAAGACTGATTTATAGCGTCCATCATTTGCAAGGAATATATTATCTTCCAATCCCGCATGAATGAAAGTGCGGGAGCGGGGTATAAGCGTTTCGCCTTTGTGCGTAAATGGTTCGCCATTTGGCATCTCGGTTTCTTTGCCGTCAATCGTCACGTACCAGCGCAACTCACCAGACTTTGCAGGGTGTGGGTGTGTCTTATCCAGCCATGCGGCATAACGCCTGACAATCCAGGCTCCTTCCTCGTCAATTGGCGGATTGCCTGTCAGTATCACGCGCACGCGCTGCCCCTCGTCCGTTGTTCTATTCCATGCGCTTACAAATAAAATTTGTGATTCCATAAATTCAGGGGCTTCATCTATGCCAATCAAATCATGCGGACGGCCTTGAAAGTTCGACTTGTCCTTTTCATATTGCATCGCCCCGAATTCTATTGTGCTGCCGTTTGAAAGTTTCCAAACATGCAGACTTTCGTTGTAACTATCCTTTGCCGCCGCGTCACCCTCTGCGTTATAAATTTGACGCGAGCGGTCTATCAATGCTCTTAGATTTGGGAACACACGCCGAAAGATAATAGAGCGTTGATGTGCCTCGCCCGCCATGCCCAATAATAAATCCGACTTTCCGCCGCCTGCTGCCCCGCCGTAAAATATCTCGTCAGCACGCGAAAGGAAAGCAATCCACTGAGGCTTACTCTGTGGTATCCATCTTGCTTTTTTCTCCATTACCCTTGTTAGATAAGACTTCTCGGAGGGCATCAGCAAGGCTTTCAATTGCTCTGTCAAATCTTCCATCGTCTTCCTTTGGTTGTAATGGCGCGCCGTCCTTGCCCGTCAGTTCCATCTTCTCGACAAATTTACCGTGCATCTTTGCAATGTCACGCAAGGCGGCATACCTATCGTACGCCTCAATCTTCAAGCCAAATTTAGAACTATCCGAAAAACTTTTCAGCATCCACGAATACTGAGGGTCAATTACCTTATCCATGTCCAAAGCAACATGACGCACGCGGTAACTGATGCGCTTTTCAGGTGGGTCTTTTGTCTCGTCTATAACTTCCCGTTCGTCCAATATGTCATAAGATGGTAATGGAAAAAATACCCACTCATCCACGATCTTGAAAAACACGCCTAAATCACCTCGCGCAATGTCCGCAGTAAGTTTTAGAGCTTCATCCGCACTCATGTGGACTTCGGCTAGTCTGGATTGAATCTGTAACGATATGTCACTATCTGTGAGTAAATCATGCCCCGTTTGCCTTGCCCGTGATTCCGCATACCCTGCCCGCCTAGCAGCCTCCGCCCCATTAAAACAACGAAGATATTCGTCAACAAATACCTGTTGCTTTGCGTTTAGTTTCTTTTTGGAGGTTTCTTCCATGCCGTCATTATAACATCAATTCAAATACGCAAACTCACCATGAATTTGTATAACAGCTTCGTTTCTAGCAATAATAGCCTCTTCGATAGTGCGAAATGTCTTACAAAAAACAAGCTTTTTATCTTTATTGACTTTCACCCGAAATCCCCCTCTCCACGGACTAATACATTTTTCACCAAGTTTGTTATTTGAACTAACCCGCCTATTTATCATGTTTTGTGATGCTGTAACATTCCGAAGATTGTCATCCTGATTATCAAGCGTATCGTGATTGCGATGATCGCAAAGCATACCGTCAGGCGTTTTTGCAACAACACGATGCATTGATATTAGTTTCCGAAATGGGTTTTTACCTTCTTTTCTAACTGCATAAAATGCTTGCGCTTCGTCATCCCACAAGGCGTACCAATTCCATTGATTGATATATTCAAAATTGTGGTCTGATACTTTCGCAACTTGTCCCTGTGTCAATTCAATTGTCCTCATTTTGTCCTCTAATAGAAATCACCCGCCCTGTCTGGAGCAAGCAGACAAAGCAGGCGATATTCATAAAGTATTGTGGCGGTTCTTGCTCAACCGATTTATTGAATTATATCATTAAAGTCTAAAAACCGTAGTCCGTATCTGGTAAACCTGTGCCTGAAATTTGATTACCTCAGGTTGTTTCTTTGTCATTTATGCTCATCCACAAACGACCTTAGCACATGCCGCGTCTGTCGTTCGTCAATATTCAACGCCAGGATATACAGCCACATGGAAACGGTACAGATTATTTTAGCCAGTGTTTTCACGTTTCGCCTTTTCGCCTAAATATTTCCACGCCTCATCCTCTTCGGATGTGTTCCAATCGCATGAAATATGGTCTCTGTCCACGGGTGGAATTTCAAAAGCATACTTATAGATCGTAAGCCCTAGTTCCCTTGCCCGGTTTTCTTCCTTGTCCGCGCCAGCACTTTCACCATCCAATCTTAGAAACCCCTCACAGACCTCAAGCCATTTTTCATCCTGAGCCATCCAAAAATCATATGTGTGGGGAATTATCATATGCCAAAAATGTGTAAGATGCGGGATAAACGGGGTATGTCCAAGACGGGCAACATAATCGCCCGCGCTAATTGCATCATGAACGTTTTGAGCCGTATCGCCTTTTGTGTATGGGCCTGCTATATAAATCCTCATTTCTCTACCTTTCGTTTTCTATTCCTCATTATCCGTCGCAACCTGCCGCACTTATCATACCATCGCAACTTCGACTCCCGCCGCGCCTGTTGCCTGTGTTGATCGCCGCAGTAACGCTTCGGAGGCTTGACGGGTTTACCGCAAATCGGGCAGGATGTATTTACATAAACATAATAGGTGTTTACTGTTTTACCAGTTTGGAGGCAACTACTTTGCATTTCTGTTGTATCTTTTGACGTGTACACATTTGGCCTGCAAAGAAAGCAATAATAATGCCCATTAGCGTAAACATAGGAACTTGCAGTTCCGCCGCATTGATAACAACTAGTCGGTATTCCAGTTACAGTCGGCCTATAAGGTATCATGGGAAATTCCTTTCACCCCGCTATTATACGCCATAACCGCAAAATTGGTACTCGTAAAACCTTGACAACGATACTGTATCGTAGTAATATTGGGACATATCAAACAGGAGTAACGAGATGAAACTAACGACAAAAGAATTCTTTGAGTTTTTCACAATGCCGAAGTTGCAAAACCCATTCCGCACACCTACCAAAAGTCACGGCGGCAAACACGACGCCAGTAAGAAGGGATACAAGCATCGTCACGGAATGAGCAAGGGGCAAAGAAAAGACGCAAGCAGGAAATAAACCACCCACCCGCCGACATTGCGCGTACGGCATACCGACGAGAAAAGGTAAAAATGAGAAACTCAAACGAAATCACGATCAATGGAAAACAGTTGTCTAAAATCTTGGAATTACACAGGAAATGGATTTACGATGAAATAGGCGGCGAACGTGCCAACCTGCGCGATGCCAACCTGAGCGATGCCAACCTGAGCGATGTTATAAAAAACAAATACACAATCGGACTTGAGGTTTCGGTAGATATAAATGTTGCAATCCGAAATTTACTTCCTGCGCTAAATCGTCTAATTTTGACGGACGAAGAAAACGAGGCAATCAAACAAATTGCGGAAATAGTTAAGTATCCAACTAAAAAGTAAATAATAAAAACTCCCCGCCTAGATGGCGGGGAGTTTTTATTTACATAATTCCGCATGGTCAGGATAGACACAAACCCGAATCGGCGTTACTGTGACTGTCGGTCTCTCAGTAGCTGTGTGGGAAGGCGTAAAATTAGGCAAATACGTGGGGGTACTCGTTGCGATTTTAGCCGTAGCGGTTGCGGACGGGGAATACTGCGTATTTGTCGCGCTGGGC